TCAAGATGAAGTAGTCCCTGTAAATGTTAAAAAAAACAATTTAGTAAAAAAGACTTCACTAAACGACAAACTAATAGAATACACTTTTGATTTTGATATGTCATTTGATTACATAAATAACATTAGATAATGCAGAAACTACAACTATATATTGATAATGACCCTGACATAAATGTAATAAATTATATAAGAATTGATCTATTTAAAGATGAACAGGTTTCCTTTAATCAATCAATACAAAACATAAAAGACCCTGCAAAGATATTTACTGAATTTACTCAAACGTTTACAGTTCCAGCTTCAAAAACTAATAATCAAGTATTTGAACATTATTATAATTTTAATATAGTAAACCCTAATGATTTTACTAAAAGTGCTTTTGATGCAAGAAATAAAAGAGATGCAAAAATAGAATTAAACAATGTAGCTTTTAAACAAGGTTATATAAGACTTGATGGCGTAGACTTAAAACTAAATAAACCCTATGCCTATCGTATTACTTTCTTTGGTCAAACAGTAAACATAAAAGACATATTAGGAGATGACAAACTTGGTGCGTTAAGTGATTTAGACCAATATAATTTAAACTATGATGCAACAAATATAAAAGCAAAATTACAAAATACAAGTAACGCTATATTATGTCCTTTAATAACATCAGGAGCAAGTGGAACAATATCAAGATTATATTACGATTCACAAACACACGGTACTGACAATGGTAATTTATATTGGCATACAGGAGGAGGTACTAATTCAAATGGTGTGTACTGGAAAGATTTAAAATATGCCATAAGATTATATGAAATAATAGAAGCTATTACAGTTAATTATCCTTCATTAGTTTTTACAGATGACTTTTTCAGTACAAGTAATGCAGAGTTCTACAATCTACATATGTGGTTACATAGAAAAAAAGGATTAGTGCAACCTGCTGAACAAGTTACTACATTTCCTACTTTAGTAGATACATTCCCTTTGTCAACAATTAGCTTTAAAACTACTAACGTAACTGGTTCTGGTATAATAATTAATCAAGGTTATTTACCTACTATACTACAACAACTAACAATAGAAACATCTTCATCAGAACCTTATGATGTAATAATAAATCGAAACGGTACAGTATGGGCATCATTCACACAACAAACAGGAGACAATACTTACGACCCTGCAGATATGGGTTTTATGGATGCTGCTGTTTATACAGTTATAATAAGAGTAAGTGCTAATATAACCTTCTCAAAAATAGAATGGGATTTTGCAGGTTTTGCAGATGGCTCTGGATGGAACGATACATACGATACAGGTTCATTTAGTGCTACTGCTACACTTCAATTCATAATTACTGAACAAATACCTGATATAAAAATATTAGACTTTCTTACAGGTTTATTTAAGATGTTTAATTTAACAGCTTATTATGTTAGTGATGCACAAGATGCAGACTTTGGCAAGATCAAAGTACAGAAATTAGATGATTTTTATACAGCAGGAACAAGTTATGATATAAGCGAATATGTAGATACAAATACAGGTCAAGTAAATGTAGCTTTGCCATATAGAGAAATAGAGTTTGCTTACGAGGGAACAGGAACATTATTAGCTTTACAATATGAACAACTACAAGGTAAACGCTGGGGAGCTGAACAGTTTACAGGTAATGCAACAATAGGTAATAATTTTGATGCTCCTAATCCTGTTTACAAAGTAACACTACCTTTTGAACACTTACAATACGAAAGATTAGTAGATGCTGACACTACACTATCTGCACCAAACAATGAGACAACGATACAATGGGGATATTTTGTAGATGACAACCTTGAAGCGTTTTTTGGTAAACCATTAATTTTTTATCCTATTAGACAAACTGGTTCTGGAACAACACCAATATCATTTCAAGATGACTTATCAGGTACTCATTCAAAATTAACTTCTTATTATGTTCCAAGCAATAGTTTAAGTTTAAGTTCTTCAACAAGTACAAAAAACATAAACTTTTATTTAGAAATTAATGAATATAGTTTAGAAACAGATTTTACAGGAACATTATTTCAAGAAAACTATTTGACATACATACAAGACATATTTAATAGTAAAAGAAGATTAACAAAATTAAAAGTCTATTTACCATTAAAGATTATCTATAAGTTAAATATGAATGATAGGGTAGTTATTAATAATCAGAGTTATAACATAAACAATTTGACTACTAATTTAATAACAGGAGAAAGTTCAATGGAATTATTAAATGAATTATGATAAAAAATATATTAGAGTTACTAAAGATCGTAGACGGAGAAACAGAAACAATTAGAATTGCACAAGGCAAATATAAATTAGCTGAAACCTTTAAAGAAGGATTTAAACAAATTAAAAGAGAAATAAAATGGCAGAAGTAATACAAGTCCAATTAGATGTGCAAACTAAAAAAGCACAAAAAGAAGTAGAAGGTTTATCTAATGAAATAAAAACTTTAAACACTACAGTTAAAGATGGAAATACCGATACTAAAGACGGTATGAAAGGTGTTGAAAAAGCAACAAAAAAAACAACAGATCGAGTTCTTAAACTAGGTACTGCATTAAAATCTTTAGGTATTGGTCTTGCTATTGCAGCTTTTGCTAAACTTGTGCAGGTATTTAACGAAAATCAAAAAGTAATAGATACATTCAATGTAGTTTTTGAAACTATGTCTTTAATGTTTAATGATTTTTTCAATTTTATTGGGGACAACATAGGAAATGTTAAAGAATATTTTAGAGCATCTTTTGAAGACCCAATACAAAATATGAAAGACTTTGGAAATGCTTTAGTAAAAAATGTTGTCGAAAGAATTGTATCTATGTTAGATATGGTTCGATTATTAGGAACATCTATTGGTAAAGTTTTTAGTGGAGATTTTAAAGGGGCTTTAGAAGATTTAGATCAAGCAGGCAAAGAATTTGTTGATGTTTTGACAGGAGTTGATAATACTGTAGATAAAGTAGGAGAAGGCGTACATACTTTAATACAAGCTACTACAGAATATGTAAAAGAAAATGTCAAAGCTGCACAAACACTTGTTACATTAAATAAAAATGCAGAAATAGCAAGAGTTATAAATCAAGGATTACTTGAAGATTATGACAGACAAGCAGAAAAACAAAGACAATTAAGAGATAATGAATTTAATACTATTGAAGAAAGAATTATAGCTAATAATAAACTAAAAGAGGTATTAGAAGAACAAGCTAAAACAATGCAAGAAAATGCAGATACTGTACTAGCTGCTGCTCAAGCACAATATCAAAAAAATCAAAGTGATGCTAATTTTATTGCTTTACAAGAAGCTAAAAATGAAAAACTTGCAATAGAAGCACAAATAACTGGATTTATGTCAGAACAAGATGTAAATGCTAATGCTTTGAAAAAAGAAAAATTAGAATTAGAACAATCTATTACAGATGCTTCTGCAGAAAGACAAAAAGCAGAAAGAGATTTTAATGCTGAAATGATGGAGAATGATGTGTTAAGATTACAAGCACAACAATCTAATGCAATTATAGAAAAAGAACTAGAAGAAAAAAGATTAAAAGAAAAAAGAGATTCATATCAAGCAGGTACTCAAGCATTTCAAGATGCTCAAAATGAATTAGATGCTTATTCAGAAGAAAGCGCAAGAAATCAAGTTAAAATACAAAAAGATTTAGATAAAGCTAAAGAAGCACAAATGACTGAAACTTTAGGAAATCTTGCAACTATTGTAGGTAAAAACTCAAAGTTTGGTAAAGCTATAGCAATAGTACAAGCTATTAGAGATACTTATGCAGGTGCTACAAAGGCATTAGCTCAAGGAGGTATATTTGGATTTATTGGTGCAGCAGCAGTTACTGCAGCAGGTATTGCAAACATAAAAACAATAACATCAACACCAGACCCAACACCTCCAGCAGGAGCATCAGTAGGTGGTGGTTCTCCTGTTCCTCCAACACCAGCAACACCTCCTGCATTTAATGTAGTAGGTCAAGGAGCAACAAGTCAGTTAGCAGATGCATTAGGAACACAAGCACAAGAACCAGTCAGAGCATACGTTGTAAGTAATGATGTAACGACTGCACAAGGGCTTGAAAGAAATATTGTAGAAGGAGCAACAATATAAATGCAAAATTTTTAATTAATAACGTTATATAAAATATGAAGATAGTCGAATTAATACTTGACGAAAATCAAGAAGAATCTGGTATTGAAGCAATATCCATAGTTGAAAGTCCTGCCATTGAAGAAGATTTTATTGCTTTAAAAAGTAATGAAATTAAACTTGCAGAAATAGATAAAGAAAAAAAGATATTAATGGGAGCTTTGTTAATACCAAACAAGCCTATATATCGAAATAATGGAGAAGATGAATATTATATATACTTCTCTAAAGATACGGTATTGAAAGCATCCCAAATGTATTTGACAAAAGGTAATCAAAACAATTCAACATTAGAACACCAACATTCATTAAGTGGTTTAAGTTTAGTAGAATCTTGGCTTGTTGAAGATGAAGTACACGACAAGTCAAGAAAGTATGGTATGAATGTACCTGTAGGAACTTGGATGGGAGCTGTAAAAGTCAACAACGATGAAGTCTGGAATGACTATGTAAAAACAGGTAAAGTAAAAGGGTTTTCTATAGAGGGTTACTTTGCAGATAAAATGGAACGACCTAAAGATTCCGTTGGTTTATCAGAAGATAAAGAAGCTAATGATCTTATAGAAAAAATAAAAGATATTTTAACTAATGCCTAAAAAAACATTTTTTCCAAGTTATACAAGTCCTAAAGGTTCAAGACGTGCTTGTTTATGTAAAGACAAAAATACTTATTCAAGAAAATGTTGTGATGGCTCTTTATGGGCACAAGGCATAGGAGTTATATCAAGAACAATATGAAAATGCAAAAAAATTAATTAACCACGTTATATATATAATTATGAAATCAACTGAAATGTTAAACCAAATCAAGACGCTTCTAAATATAGAAGTTAAACTTGAAGAACAAAAACTTGAGAACGGTACTCGTGTAGAAGCAGAGTCGTTTGAAAAAGGTAAAGAGATATTCATTCTTACAGATGACGAAAAAGTTGCTATGCCAGTAGGAGAATACCTACTTGAAGATGGCAGACTTGTAGTTGTTGCAGAAGAAGGAATTATTGATGACGTTAGAGAAGTATCTGACGAAGTTCCACAAAAAGAAGAAGAATCTAAAGATGAAACCGAAGATTTAGAGTACAAAGACAAAGAAGAAGAACTTGTAGATGACGGAGAAGAAGCTGCAGTAGATGACTGGGCAGGAATGGAAAAAAGAATTAAAAATCTTGAAGATGCTATTGCTGATCTTAAATCTAAAGTCGGAGAAAAAAATATGGAAAAAGAAGTTGAAATGGAAGAAGAAGTTTCAAGACAACCTAAATCCAGAACAGTTAAAGAAGAATTTAACGAAGAAGTAAACGAGCAATTAAAGGAAGAATTATCACAACCTGCTGCTGCTCCAATTAAACATAATCCTGAATCAGGAAACGCAAAAAAAGAACATTTTAGAATTTCGCCAAATAGAAAGCCTTCTACAATGGACTATATATTAAATCAATTAAATAAATAAAAATAAATAATTATGCCACAACCAACTATTACTACTACTTATGCTGGAGAATTTGCAGGTAAGTACATTGCTGCTGCTCTTTTGAGTGGTAACACATTAAGTCAGGGTGCTATCGAAATTAAGCCTAACATTAAGTTCAAAGAAGTTATGAAAAAAGTTGTTACTTCTGGTTTAATTACAGATGACTCGTGTGACTTCACATCTGCTGGTTCTGTAACACTTACAGAAAGAATTATCCAGCCAGAACAATTTCAAGTAAATCTTGAATTATGTAAAACACCTTTTGAATCAGACTGGGGAGCTGTATCTATGGGCTATTCTGCTTTTGATAACCTACCTCCTGATTTTTCAAGTTTCTTAATTGCTCACGTTGCAGAACAAGTATCTGCTTCAACAGAAAACAATATCTGGCAAGGAAATCTTGGAGGCGCACAAGCTGGAGAATTTGATGGATTCACAACTTTAGCTGCTGCTGACGGAGATGTTATTGATGTTGCTGCTGTAGGTGGTGGTGTTAATTCTGGAAACGTAATTGCTGAACTTGGAAAAATCGTTGATGCAATTCCATCTACTTTATATGGTAAAGATGATTTACACATCTACGTTTCGCAAAACATTGCTAAAGCCTATGTAAGAGCTTTAGGAGGATATGCTGCTATAACTAACGTTGCAGGAACTGAAAATGTAGGTTCTGTAGGAGCAAATGGTATTGACAACAGAGGTACACTTTGGTATGCTGGAGGAGAAAATCTTTCTATTGACGGTGTGAAAATCTTTGTTGCTAATGGTTTACCAAACAATTATGCAATGGCTGCTCAAAGAAGTAACCTTTACTTTGGAACTGGATTAATGTCTGACTACAATCTTGTAAAATTGATTGATATGGCTGATATTGACGGAAGTAAAAACGTAAGAGTTATTATGAGATTTACTGCTGGAGTACAATACGGAATAGGAAGCGAGATCGTGACTGGGAAAC